AGGATGATGACTGATGAAATTTTCGAACCATACGCTACAGCAGCGAACCTGCTTGCAGATGACAACCTTGTGTGGCATGGGGACTTCGACAACATTCGGGGGGCTCTTGCTGCGGTGATGCGTGAGTGTGCTTCGGTAAAGAATTTGAATCCTTGGTTGTTGGAGGTCGCCTACCGGCTTATCGACACCACACGCGAGAATGCTTGAGGGTCTAACACCAACCGTCCAGGTGCGGGCATGTGGTGTGCGCCGTATCCTTGAAGACCTTGACGAGGCTGACCGGCTGGTGTTGGAGTCTGCGGTTGGGAGCCCTGACGTGTGGGGTGTGAAAACATTGTCGAGGGCGTTATCCCAACGCGGTTTGAAGTTGAGCGAGACACCGATTAGGAGCCACCGCAACCGCGAGTGTTCTTGTTTCAATAGATAGGGTGTAATCATGTTAGATAATTTGCAACCTGCAAGGGCCGTGAAAGTTTCGAACGAGGTGAAACCTTCCCTAAGTTTCGATGGTGATGAGGGGGAAGCAACAACACCAGGGTATGCGCAGGAACCGCAAAACTTTGATGAGTTTCTTCTCGATGCGGGGATGGATCCTAAAGATATTGATGTGATTCCGCCGGTGCGCACGTCGAGGTGGCAGCGTTGGGATGGGGAGTGGCTGACGAGCTACCGGTTTACGTTCCGGCGTAAGTCTTCCGGCGTGAACCTGCCTCTACTGATGGCTGAGGGCAAACGGAAGCTCACCCCAAGAAAATTGCCAACCCGTAACCCTCGAGCCCTTGTTGTGTTGTGGTCGGACTTGCAGGTGGGCAAGGTTGACTACCGTGGCGGTACCGATGATTTGTTGGAGCGTGTTGCGTTGATGCAGGCACGTCTTGTCGATCAGGTGAAGCGTGAAAAGCCGGAACAGATTATCTTTTGTGACTTGGGCGATACGGTGGAAAACTTTTACAACGCGAACAGTGCGCAGCAGCTTTACAGTAACGACTTGAGCATTATGGAGCAGGTTGATGTTGCGACTACGTTGGCTTGGCAGACGTTGCGGAAACTTGCAGAGCTGACACCATCCATGACTTATGCGAGTGTGGGGTCGAACCATTGCCAGCAGCGTGCTGCGAACGGGAAGCAGATAGGTAAACCGACAGATGATTGGGGCGTCTTTATCGGTCGCCAGCTGGCACGTTTGGCTGGTGAAATTGGCGCAACCCATATCAACTTTATCGAACCTCAACCGCACGACGAGTCACTTGCTATCGACGTGTTCGGTGATGGCTTCCATGTTCTCGGGGTTATGCATGGGCATCAGGCGTCTTCTCCGGCGGGTGTGGCTGATTGGTGGAGGAAGCAGGCGTTTGGCCGGCAGCCGGTCGCTGACGCTTCCCTGTTGGTGCATGGGCATTGGCATCACTTGCGGGTGACGGAGTTGGGCAGTGTTGACCGTGGCGATCGTGTTGCTTCACGGTTTATTGTGATGGCGCCTACGATGGATAACGGTTCGGGTTGGTTTCGGATGAAGTCTGGGGAGGATTCTATTCCGGGGTTGGCGACACTCATTCTGGAGCAGGATGTGGATTTTACTGGGACAGTGTTTAAGTTGTGAATGCCACCGCGAGCGACGACCTACCAGACGCATGGAAATTCCATAACACCCTGCCACCATACGTTGAAATAGAAACCGAACACTATAGGGCTGTAGTAGATAACTTCTTCACACTCCCCATCGGTTTGCTCATAGCGTTACGCAAAGCACGACAACAACACGACGGCACCGACATCCACATTCTGTTAGACGCAGCCGAACTCGCATTCAACCCTGAAGACTTCACTAGGGCTCAAGAGCTCAGCATCACACACTTCTTCGACCTGATCAAAGTCTGGGTACACAACTCGGGCAGCCAACCCTAATGGGCTTCAACCGTCCATGTTTGACATGCGGAAAACTTATTCGACAAGGCACCTACTGTGGGGTATGCCGCCCACCAAGACCAGACACACCCGAACGACAAGCCAAAAAACAATTCCTCTACGGAGGACGATACAAAAAAAATGCACACACCCTAAAACAAACAGCAACACACTGCCACCTATGCGGAAAAGCTTTCACCCTGGGGGACACCATAGAAGCAGACCATATTTATCCTGAACTAGGCCACACCTCCCCCCTCGCGCCAGCCCACCGCAAATGCAACCAAGCAAGGGGCAACCAGCCCTTAGCGTGACCAAACAACAAACTTTTACCAACCAACCACAGCGACAACCAAACCGCCCACAAAAGCAATCACCCACCACAGCGACCACCACCCCCCCGTACGGGTAAACCGGGGGCCGGTCGAATCATTAGAAGCCCCACCTTCTCCACCCGCCACCCCAGCCGGTTGTTTACACCCGCGTATTTATTGCTTTTTGGTATGCTATGGGGATGAACTTAAAAATTGAGATGGTTGCTGTTGAGAAGCTGGTTCTTGATCCTTCGAATGCGCGGAAACATTCGGATGCTAACTTGGCTGCTATTGCGCAAAGTTTGAAGGAGTTTGGGCAGAGGAAGCCGATTGTGGTGACGGCGGGGAATGTGGTGGTTGCGGGGAATGGGACGGTTGAGGCTGCGCGTCTTGTTGGGTTGTCGGATGTGGATGTGGTGCGGGTTCCTAAGTCGTGGAGTGCGGATCAGGTGAAGGCGTTTGCGCTTGCTGATAATCGAAGTGCTGAGTTGGCGGAGTGGATTCCTGAGGTGTTGTCTGCTCAGTTGGTGGAGTTGGCGGTGGCTGGGTTTGATGTGGAGGCGCTCGGTTTCGATGTGCCTGAGTCGGTGAAGTCCTTGGATGAGGTGGTGGAGGATGAGGTGCCCGACCCTCCCACTGATGCAGTCAGTTCCATAGGTCAGGTTTGGCTTCTGGGGAAACACAAACTTATCTGTGGGGACTCGACAAAGGCCGAAACTTACGAAGCCCTACTGGTCGGGGAACTTGCCGATTTGATTGTTACCGACCCGCCGTATGGTGTGAACTATCAGGGCGGGCAGAACGCAAAGAAGCGGGAGAAGCTTGCGGGCGATGACGTAGATATTTTTGGCGAGGCTATGCCTTGGCTATATACGTTTTCTGCGCCTCACTCAGCGCTATATCTTTGGTATGCGTCGGGCAAGGGTCACTATGCTTATGGCGCTCTGCAGGCTAACGGTTTTGAGGTGCGAGCGCAGATTGTCTGGCACAAGTTGAAGGCTCATTACGGCGCGTTTATGTCGCAGTACATGCCCAAGCATGAGCCATGCCTTTACGCTTTCAAGTCTGGGGAATCGGCGCAATGGTTTGGGGTTACTAACGAAGTTACTGTTTGGGAGTATGACCAACCTCACCGTAATGAGTTTCACCCTACTGAGAAGCCGGTGCAACTGTTTGCGCGGTCGATACTTAATTCCAGCAGGGCTAACGATATTGTGTTGGACGCTTTTGGAGGTTCGGGGACACTTATTATTGCGTGTGAGCAGCTGGGCAGGCAGGCCCGCGTCATCGAGCTTGACCCTAAGTATTGCGACGTAATCATTCAAAGGTGGGAAGCGATGACTGGCGATAAGGCGGTGCTTCTAAATGCCAGCAGGTAGACCATCAAAACCGATCGAGCAGAAACGGCTTACCGGCAACCCTGGGAAACGTGCTCTACCTGACGAGCAATCAGTTATCCTGTTGCCTCAAGTTAGCGCGACGCCGGAATCGCCACGGCCCCTTCTCAAGTATGGGCAAGCGTTGTGGGATCGTGTGTGGGCGATGGGGTTGACGTGGGTGTCTGACACTACCGATATGGAGTTGCTTACGATGACGTGTGAGATGGTTGATGAGCGATGGAATTTGCGGGTGAAGGTTATGCAGTCAGATGATGCAACGATGAGGCGCGGGCTGCGGGAGCTTGACAGGCAGATTATTAGCAACCTTTCGCTGCTTGGGTTCACGCCGTCGGATCGTTCAAGGCTGGGCGTGGCTGAGGTGAAGGCTAAATCAAAGTTGGAGCAGATGATGGAGGCGCGGGCGAATCGTGACGGGTAGTTGGCCGCCTAAATGGTTGACGCCTATCGGTGAGGATGCGTTGGCTTTGGGGCGGGCGAAGGAGCCTGTGGCGGATTTTGTTTCTGGCTTTGGGCGGATTACGAAGGATAGTGTTGCGGGTAAGGCTGGTGGCCCGTTGGTGTTGCGTGATTGGCAGCGGTCGTTGGTCGAACATTTGTTCGCATGGGATGCGGATGGTTTGCGTAACAGGGTTAGTTTGGTGGGGATGCCAAGGAAGTCCGGGAAGTCTGCTTTGGGTTCGGCGATGGGTTTGTATTCTCTGATTCTTGGGCCTCAAGGGGCTGAGGTGTATTCGGTTGCTGCGGAGAAGGAGCAGGCGCGTATTGTCTTTGCGGATGCTAAGCGTATGGTGGAGGCGAGCCCTGAGCTTTCGGCTATCACGAAACTGTATCGGGATGCCATTGAGTTGCCGTCGTTCAATTCGGTGTATCGGGTTTTGTCTGCGGAGTCGGTGACTAAGGAGGGTTTGAATCCTACGACGGTCATTTTTGATGAGTTGCATGCGCAGCCTGACCGTGAACTGTTTGACGTGTTTTCTTTGGCGATGGGTGCTCGAGGGAAGCTTGCCACGTTGATAGCCATTACCACCGCCGGGATACGTTCTGATCGCAGCGGGAAGGACTCGATAGCTTTCAGTCTTTACAATTACGGCAAGCGCGTCGCCTCTGGGGAGGAAAAGGATGACACCTTTTTTATGGCGTGGTGGGAGTCTGAGGGTGACCATCGTTTGAGGGAAACATGGGTGGAGGCTAACCCTGGGTTTGGTGATTTGTCTGCTGAGTCAGATTTTGAGTCTGCGCTACGCAGGACACCCGAGGCAGAGTTTCGAATCAAACGCTGTAATCAGTGGGTGTCGTCGGTGGAGACATGGTTGCCGGCTGGGGCGTGGGAGGCCTGTGCGGGCGATTTTGTGTTGGGGCCGGACGATGAGGTTGTGCTCGGCTTTGACGGTTCATATAACGGGGATGCGTCTGTCATTGTGGGTGCGGTTGTTCCTGAGACTGATGACGATCCGGTGAAAGTGTTTTTGGTGAAGGCGTGGGAGAAAGATTTGGAGCATGATGATGATGGTTGGCGGGTGGACATTGGGGAGGTTGAGGAAACCATTATGGAGTTTTGTCGTACCCATAAAGTGCGGGAGATTGCGTGTGACCCCTTCCGGTGGCAACGGTCGATGGAGGTTCTTGAGAATAAGGGGTTGCCTGTGGTTGCGTTCCCTCAGTCTCCGCAGCGAATGATTAAGGCGTGTGCAAGGTTTTTCGATTCGGTGGTGGAGAAACGTTTGGTGCATGACGGTGACCCTTTGCTTTCCCGCCATATCGGTAACACGGCGATCAAGTTGACACCTGCCGGGCCCCACATTAAGAAGGAGAACCCGAACAGTCCACGAAAGATTGATGCTGCGGTTGCGGCTATTCTGGCAGTCGACCGCGTGGCGGGCGGTAAGATTGAGGAAGTCGTACCGGAGTTTTTCGGATAGGGGGCAGAGTGTCAACAGTTTTGCAGGTGGTTGGTATGTGCGCTATCACGGTGGGCGCTTTTCTTTTGTCTGTCCCTGTAGGGTTTGTGGTGGGCGGTTTGTTTGTGTTGGTTACCGGTTTCGCGTTAGGAAAATAG